CTATAGTAGCACTACCTAAGTTGTGTGTCATCAAATAGAACGTTCCAGAGTTACCTCGGTTAGGATCTGTTGCGGCACACCGTTTAATAAAGATGGTTCCACTGTTAGCGTTCCAACCTTTACATAAGTTTTTAATTGTATCGGTTCCATAGAACCAGCAACCATATAGTCTAGTCGTTGATACGCCAACCATACCTTCTGTGGTTGGGGTAAGCCACGCTGTGTCTCCAATATTACGAGTGTTAGCACTGCTTGGTGAGAAGTAGAATGTTCCCAACGGCTTAGTGTTAACGAACGGTGAGTAACTTCCAACTTGATCGCCATCTATTGTATTACCAGCATTATCTGTTGCACTAATCCAATAGTAAACTTTATAGTGATCGCCTGTACCATTTCTACGTGCTGTAGGAATTGTCATTGTCGTAGTTCCAAAACCACCAGTTCCAAGTGAGTATGAAGCATACTTGTTCTCGTACGTATTAGTGGTAACGTTATGGAACGCCTGATACAAAGTTGCTGATGCTACACCAGTATTATCGTCAGTGACAGTTGCCCAAGAAATTGTATCGCTTCCTCCACCAGATACTACTGTTGGTGTTGGTACTGTTGGGCCAACAATGTCATATGGAGAAGTAGCTGTACTAATTGAGTTTGAACCTGTTTTACTGTTACCAGCATTATCAGTAGCCACAATATAGTAATAAGCAGACCAAGATTCTCCAGAACCTTGTTTACGTCGACTTGTTGGTACCGACATTGTTGTACTGCTGGCACCGAATGTTGCTAATGCGTAAGAACTACCTGCGATATCTCCGCTTACCGTACCAACAAATCGTTGATATAGTGTTGCTGATGCTACGCCTGTATTATCGTCTGTAATGGCAGTCCAAGAAACTGTTTGTTGAGTTGCGGCATTAACTACTGTTGGTGTTGGCACCGTTGGTAGTACAATGTCATATGGTGAAGTAGCTACGCTTGTTGAGTTAGGCCCAGCAATAACATTACCAGCATTATCTGCGGCAACTATATAGTAATATGCCGTCCAAGATTCTCCAGAACCTTGTTTCCTTCTATTGGTAGGAACTGCCATTGTTGTACTACTAGCAGAGAATGATGCTAATACGTAAGAACTTCCAGCAACATCACCAGTTGTAGTTCCAACAAATCGTTGATACAATGTTGCGCTAGCGACGCCTGAGGCATCGTCTGTAATACCCGACCAAGAAACTGTTTGTTGAGTCGCCGCATTTACTGCTGTTGGGGCTGGTATAGTCGGAGGCACATTATCATACTGATATACTTGTAGCCATGATCCGGCCACTTTAGCATAGATGTTGGAAACACCATACCAGGATCCAGAAACTTTAACATTAGGTCTATCTGTTCCGGTTAGTTCAGTCCAAACGCCGTTGATATTAACGTATGTCCCCATATTAATACTTCATCCAAATATCTCCATCAGCCCCACCAGTTGGTGCCGCTGTAGAAAATGTAATTTGGTTTGCTGCCGTTGCTCCGGATCTATAATAAACGCCGGTTACTTTTGTGGCGTCAATTCCAGAAGCGATTTTTGTATTTGTTACTGCACTGGCAGCAATCTTAGCCGTTGTTACGGCATCAGTTGCTAATTCAGCTGCAGTTACAGCGCTATCCGCGATTTTAACTGTAGTAACAGCATCAGTCGCTAATTCAGTTGCGGTTACAGCGCCGCTTGCAATTTTAGCAGTGGTTACTGCTAGTGCGCCAATCTTAGCCGTAGTAACAGCATCAGTCGCTAATTCAGTTGCAGTTACAGCGCCGCTTGCAATTTTAGCAGTGGTTACTGCTAATGCAGCAAGTTTAATTGTAGTAACAGCGTCGGTAGCTAATTCGGCTGCAGTTACAGCTCCATCTGCGATCTTAATAGTAGTTACAGCATCGGTTGCTAATTTTATTGCAGTAATTCCGCCATCAGCGACAGATGGTCCTGTTGGTCCAGCTGGTCCAATTACAGATCCAGCATCAACAGTAACACCATTATTTTTTGTTAGAATTAGACGGCCTGAGACGTTGACACTTCCGCTTACAACGGTGTTATCTTCAATCGCTTGTGATCTAGCCGCGGTAAAAACAGTTACAATAGCCATTAAATATCCTCCTCATTTTTATTTGAACTTTCAATCGTATATGTTGTTGCGTTTAGATTTATTACATTGTCCGATTCAACAGTATATGTTGTCGAGTTTACTTGAACAATAAGGTCGTCTCTTGCTGATATAGCAGACCAAGTTCCATCTGCATTATCTAGAACTATAAGTCTATTCCATTTACGAATAAATGTAGTTAGAGTTTTTAGTGATGGTAGCGTTGGATCTCTAACTTCATCACCATACAAAATATTTTCTAAGTCAATTAATAACCAAGGATCGGCTTTACGACTATCGATTATTAAATGAGACGTTGGTCTGTGTCCCTCAATGACTTCGGGTATACTAGTTATATCCCACACAAAGTTCATTGGTTCTATCTCTAAAGATAAACTTTTTCTTAATTTTTCAGAAGGAATCGCAGTTAGGTTATATAGGATATGAATTTTGTAACCGCTTGTTAAATCGTCATCATCTTGTCCAACTAGAGTTCTGTAACAAAGACTAAACCGTTTGACTGGTTGGTCTGTTAAATATACGCCAGTTTGATCCTCAACAACGCCTTCGCATTCTAAAAATTCATCTGGATAAGTATACGCTGATATACTACCAGAATAATCCCCTAATGTTACTAAATCATTAAATTTAGTAGCATTGAAATAAAGTGGTTCTACACTATTATCACTTTTTTCTGAAACACTAATCAAACCATTCCATGGTACACCAGTGCTTCCGTTAACATAAAGAACAGCACGGTCTAAACCAGCTTCATAATTTTTTGAGCCTAATTCGTGCCAATTAATAACAGTCATAAGATCTCCTTTATCCGCGTGTCTGTAGTTCTGCTTTTCGTTTCGCATTCAATTCACGATTGCGTGCAGCTATATCGTTTTTGGACATTTTCTTTGGGTTTGCATTCTTTAGGTTGCAAATCCGAATTAAAGCAAAAAGTCTATTAAGATGCCATTTTTCGCATTCAAATGGAATATTAAATGTAACCATCCAAAAATAAATTAGTTCAGATGTTACGACTTCCCCTCGTCCATTTCTTTCTGGCATATTACCAAATGTTGTGGCTGATCTTTTTGACTCAATGTATGAGTTTATTTGTCCGATGTTTTTATCAGATAACTTAAAAAGTATATCATCTGGGTGTTCATTAAGTATCATAGCTTTTATATAACCAAAAATTTCTTCAGGCGTTTTTTTAGCATCGCCTAAGAATGGTTTTTCAAATTCTGACTCCCATTTTGACAGTGAGATCAGAGAATGCTCAAGATTTAAAACAATGTCGCCATGTGATTCAAACTCTTCTGTTTCTTCGTTAAAGAATTCTTTTCCATTAACAATAATTGTAAGCATTCTCTGATCTCCTTATGTCTTTAATTAATTAGGCAAACGAGAAGAACCAGTCATCGTCGATTCCAGCTGGGAAGAAGTAGCCGACGTTCGGGCTTGCCGTAATAATGGTGTTAACCGTAATAGTGAGCGCTCCAGCAGCTAGTGCCGTACCGTTACGGTAGTATGTAACTCCAGTAACAGCCGGGATGGTGATAACCTTAGTCGTGCTGTTATAGGTTGGGATGGTTGGGGTGACGCTAACTGCAGTTCCAGAGAACAAAGCCAATACAGCGTCGGGCAGCGGTAAACTAGGATCAGTTCCAGCAGTACCATACAAGAAGTTATTCAAGTTTGTTAATGCTGTTGCGTTAACCTTAGTCGAATCAACAGTAAGAATTGAGGTCGACTTATAGTTAGTTACTGAAACTGGAGTAGTTGCAAGTGACCAGCTAAACGTGATAGCTTCAGGCGAGTCATTAATTGTATTGTATGCTCGTTCTGATGGGCTTGCCTGGCAGCCATAAATAAGGTGCAACTTGTATCCGTAGTCTTCACCGTCAACATCGTTACCCAAACGAGTACGATATGAAAGTCCGAACTTTTTACGTGATTGTTGACCAACTGTAATTCCAGTGAAAGGAGTAGCCATACCGTCGAATTGAGCAAATTCGTCGGGGAAAGTGTAAGCTTCAACCGTTGCGCTGAATTGTTCTACTGAATACAGATTTAGGTACTTAAGGTTATCAGCGTACATAGCATTAGGTTCAGCTCCACTTGGAGATTCAGTAATGCTGGTGAGCCCGTTCCAGGCTACACCATTTGTATATACACCAAATGTGTTTGGTATGTAGAGGACGCCTTTGTCAACACCCGTTTCAAAAAAACGTTTGCCGGACTCGTCCCATGTAAGAGTTGCCATTTTTAATCTCCTTTTAGAAGAATAGTTTGTAGATGTCGTGGTTTAAATTATCAGCTGTGTAAAACCGATCAAATATACACATAGGAAGTGCTGCAATTTTTGAAGGTATTTCGCTATCTGGATTTCTATCTATTACAGTAACTAAATATCGTGTTCGTCGCATGTATGGTAAATCATCAGCATGGTTTACTACAGTATCGTCTCGCTTATATATAATACACGGATACTGTAGTTTAATTGATTCTGGTGGTTGAAAATATACATTGTTAGAACCTAAAATTGAAACTAATTTTGCTTGTAGATTAAGCCGTGGGGCCATTATACACGCTCCCTATTGATAAGATTAGGCGGGGGGGTTGAACTTCTACACTTGTAACAGTCCAAAGAACCCCCGCCCAACTTACGTATTTAATCTTAAAAAAATGATCGATGGCATACTGGTCAGCAATAACACTTATTGAATTGCCTACAGAAATATCATTGTTCACGTTACTACCAGATTCAAACTTTGCCGTATTTCGAATCACATCACCAAAATATGAAATTTCAGTAATAGTATCTTTCCATATACCAGAGTTTGCTGGGTTTTGAACTGTATTTCCGTAGCCAATTTTTCCATAAAATTTAGCCATCAATTTTCCTTAAAATCAGGCGATGTACTTAAAGGTCCAGCTGTCGTTCTCGCTAGTTGCAAAGTAGTAACTTGCGGATGCTGGGTAAGCAGTAATCGTAGTGTCTGCTGTGATTACAACAGTTCCAGTCTTAGTGACCGTTCCCTGCTTGTAAACTACACCAGTAACTGTAGGAATGGTGATTGTCTTAGTAGCGCTATTGAAGCCAGGTTCTACTGGAGTCACGAGAGCTGCGCTTGCGGCAACCTTCTTAACAACAATAGCGGCCTTCATCTTGATGAGCGCTCCGCACAAACGGGTCTCAATGAGGTACTTGTGCTGGTTGTAGTCGATGTCGAAGTCGTCGAACATTGAGATTGCGCCGCCCTTATCAGCACCGAGGACGTAGTCCTGCGGGTTGACAAGAATTGCAACGAGATCTGCTTCTTCTTCCATAACTTCAACCGGAACAATGTCCAGAACACGCAGTTCCGAAGCCAATTCGCCAAGGTCACGATAGATTCGACGACCAAGGGTGTCCTTGAGCAACAAGAACTTTGCGATATAGGTTTCGGTGGTGTACATCGTTGGGGTGCCGGTACCCTTGAAGTGCTTGCGGTTGTTGATGATTGCATCAATAACTTCCTGCACTGAGGAGTTTGCATCGTCGATGTTGACGTTAACAACGGTGGTGTACAACTCGTGATCCTTAGCGATCGGGCGAATGTTACCTTCGTTGATCTTGTCTTCATGCGAAACATCGCGACCGTCACCGATCAAGATTGCACGAGCAATTTCTTCGTCGAGCATCATGCGCATTTCAGCCTTCAACCAGCTAACAACATCGAAATCGGTGATGTCAATCATGTCATCACGGTCAAGCTTCTGCTTCTTGTAGATGGTGGTTGGGGTGGTGATGCGCTTTGAGACGCCGAAGTATTCTTCCTTCTTCAGTGCACTGGTTACATAACCCTTAGCACGGGCATCATCAAGCGTGATGTCTGCATGCATGGTCTTGATGCGGCTGAACGGGCTCTTACGGGTATCGCCAAGCAACTTGGAGACCCATTCCGTACGACGCTTAAGCCATTCCGGAACAGCGTCCAATGCGGTAGCTTCGGGGAATAGCATGTCTACATCGGTAATACCGTGTGAAAGAGCATACGACTCAATGGCGTCCTTAAGGGATCCATTCTTCGAAGCGTCAGCAACGATGCCCTGCAAATCTGCGTGGGAAATAGCGGCCTGTGCTTTATTGTTGTTTTCGAAAATGTTATGTGACATTTCTTCACCTTTCTTGTTTGCGTGATTAATTTCTTCTTGTGCGTCCTCAAATAATGAGTTAAATAGCTCTTGCTGTTGTTCGTTTAATGATTCATAGACTTCACTCGCGGTAGCGTCTTCGTCTAAGCCACTCTGTGCAAGCGATGCTTCGCTGTCTTCAACTGCTTGACCAATAAGGAAGTATACTACTTGCTTTTGTTCGTCAGTCAAAGTGTCAAATACTTCCTGCACCGTCATATCTGGTTTCATTGCCATTGGAGTTTCCTTTACTTTGTCTACATGTTCAATTACATTAATAGGTTCGTTTACAATTTCTTTTACTTCAACTGAATGAAGAAGTTCAATTCCAGTATAAATAATAGCTTCATCTTCAAGTTGTGTTTCAAATCCATCAGAGTGACGAATAGTTACACTTTCGATAATTGCTCCAGGATTTGCACCTGAGAGTACTAGACTTACTTCACGAATTGCTCCATGAAGTACACGACCAGCTTTTTCAATTAACTCATTAGCCCAGATCGAAAGCATATTAATATCACCATGTTCAAGTAAACTTTTTGCATGGTTAGCTTTTACTGAGTCGTTAAAATATCCATAAGCATAAACGCCATCTTCTCGGTTTTCAAGAATTGCGTGGCCTAGAACATTTTCTGGATCATTATGACCATGCTGCCATACCAATGGAACTTTCATTTGGTCCTGATGCTTAAAAGCTCCAGGCATAATGGTTCGTCCATCGCTACAACGCAAGCCAGCTTTAGTGGCATATCCACTAAAATCATATTTTGCCATTGTTTTATCCTTTTCTAATAAATACTATGTTTTACTTTTTATTAAATATCTGTGGGAGTTTTAAAGAACTTAATGGTTTTGGTTCTTCTATTAGGTCGATTATTTCCACTACCATTCCAACTGGTATGTGTAAAACCGAATCAACGCATTCTAATTCGCTTAGAGACTGCGCAATTGATATGTGTTTTTTTTTACCATATTTTTTTGAGTCGATTAAATACCCAATAGATCTAACGACATAATTACCAGTGTCTTCCATATCGGTTAAATACTCCCACGAACCAGAACCAGCATGAGCATCATTCCAAATAACAAGAACAGGTTTCATATATCTCCTAAACTGTTAAATGCCCGTGCTGTACGGATCTTGAGTGACGGTGTTGTATGGGTCTTGCATTGTTGCGTCGACTGGTTGCGGCATATTACTATTAGTTAGTTTATCGGCTTTCGGATCCGTAGCTGGTGGTATTCCCATGTAGCCGCGAATTTCATTTGCCGTTAAAATTTCGTTTCTAGTAAATGTATCCGCAATCTGTGCAATATCAGTAAGTGAGACCAGTTTAAACGGATCTCTAAAGTATTTAAACTTTTCATTAGCTGATCCAACAGAAGCTCCAAATACTCTCTCCATTGATTCAATAATGGATTCAAGAATTGGTTCAATTGTTCTGTTAAAGTAGTTTAACATTGCTTTTTCGTCAGCAGTACCATTCATAATAGCTTCTGTAATACCAAGTTGACCATATAACATTTGAGTCAGATATTCAACTTGCTTCAAAAGGTTATTTTCAGCAGGTCTATTTAACTGTGTTATTTTTTCAGTACCATCTGTGTAGGCAATACCATATTTACTACCTTTAAGTTGAAACTCAATATCTTCACGGCGCTGCTCGGCTTGTTGTTTACGGGCTTCAGTCTTTATTGTATACGGTAGTTGAATTATTAAGTCTAATTTACCAGAACTAGATTGTTCATCTACTGTATCCAATAATGTTAACTTTCGCAATAACCTTTGCAACGTTGAGTTCGGCTCATTCATAACAGCATATAAAGGATTTTCAATAATACTAACATATCGCTTAGGTAGTGTTATTTCTTCTCTAAGACCTTTAGATTCGTTATACACACTAACTCTTATATGTTTAGGATACCACTGCGTTACTTCCCCAACTCTTAACGTATAAATATCGTAATTCTTATTCGTTTCAGGGTTTACCGCGGTATCCACAGGAACAATTGCGGCAACACCTTTATCAAATAGGGTCATAACAAGATCTTGTCTGAAAGCTCTAGGCGATTGATCTATATTTGGTTCTAGTGTTAAACAGTCGTTTAATGAACTTTTAGAATCTTTTGAAAACCTACCAAATTCATCGACAACAACATGTTTAATTTTTATATTAGCAACATCAATCGCAATTCTTGTATATATGGCTGTGATGATCGATCTGTCGTTATAAAATAAATGCCTAGTTCTATCTGGACGATATGTGCTAGTTGGACCTAAGTTATAATCAAAACTTTGTTCTTCATAACTTTGAAATGCGTTCCATGCTTTTTTAAATTTATCTAAAATTGCCAAATATCATCACCTCCTATGGTTTAAATACTATTTATTTTCCAGCTGCCGAGGCAGCATTCGCAGCTGCTCCAAGAATAACCGCTGCGCCCCAAGTCGCTAACAATGCACCGTCAACTCGACCGGCCCACTTTTCGCCTTTAGTTTTTGTTTCGGCTATTTTTGCATCGGCGTGCTTAGCCAAAGTGGCTTCAGCCTTAAGCTGTTTAACAGCTATGTCTTTTCGAGCTTCTTTAATTTTTCTTACGTCGGCGCTATTACCCTTTACTCGTGCAGCTATAGTTGACCTATTTGCTGTCGTTTGATCGGTTGTTTTTGCAAGTTTTACCGTTGCTTCTGCAGCTCGTATTGCTTGATTTCGTCGAGCTTCTTTAATTTGTGCGGTGGTTGGTTTTGGGGCTTTTCCACCACCAGACCCTTCTTGCGGGCCTTTACGAACTCCCCATCGCATTCCCTTTTTACCAAAGTGTTCGAGGTAAGTGTCTACATCGTTAAAATTGTTCATTTTATTTCTCCTATTCAAATGCTTCTTTGTGTGCTTTATATGCAACGTATGCGTCTAATAAAGCTGCAACGTTATCGATTTTTTCTTCACTTCTTTTTTTCAAAAGTTTTCTATTACCATTTGTATCCTCTAATGTTACAGCATTACCCATAGCAAAAGACATCAACTCTTGATCAAATATTAACTTTCGCTCCTCAGATAGAATTTTTAATTCTCCTAGGGGAACGGATTCTGTTTTAGCACCTTGAATAACTTTTTGAATTCCATAGGGTCCATTTTCAGATTCCCATCTAGTTATAAATTCTTTTGCGTTATACGGGTCAAATCCTAAACATCTAACATCGTAGTTATTAGCCATAATTAACTGGTCTAGATCATCATAAACTTCCATCATGTCTAAAACAGTTCCTTCTAAAACATGGAGACTTCCTTCGCTTACAAATTGTTCATATTTATGACGCATTGCACCTGGAAGTTTCATTAATGTTAAAGAAGTAATATAACTAACCGTTTTAATACCAAATGAATAATTTGAAAAGGGGAATAAAAAGGTAAATGCGCAAAAGTCATCACCTTGCGAAAGGTCAGCGCCTAAAGAGCAAGGCATTTGCCAGAAATCTCTTTGGGGGTGAGGTAATGTCTCTTCGTATGTGAAGAAATATGTGTAACCCTCCATGGGAATGCCAAATCTTTTAGCTAAAATGTCATTTCTAGATGCTGGAGCTTTTTCAGCTCTTTCAACATCTAAATGATATACATCATAAGTGACAGTTCTTCCTAAATTTGGGTTTGCTTTAATCCACATGGCAGGATCACTAACTTCTTCAATAGAATCCAACTTATAATACCAAATAGAAACATGCGGAGCTAAGTACTCACCTTTTAAAATATTAGACAATTCCATTTTAATTGTGTCGCCAGAACCGTTTCGAACTGTTCCTTCGGAACTAATTGCTAAAATTAAGTAATCATCTAATTTAGATGCTCCTTGTTCGATTGCTCCAACAACGTCTTCTCTGATGTCTCCAGATAGCCATTCGTCAACAGTAGAAACTTTTGGTCTTAGACCCTGAAGTTTGTTAATTGACATCGGCCGAATTTCAAGAATTGACCCAGTAAGAAAGTTTTCAATACCTTTTTTTGTGGACGCTAGTTTTACTCTGTGAGCTCTAGATCCGGTTGTATTTTGAATCGATCCCTCTGTAAGAAATTTAAAAAGAGGACCTCTGGATCTTGTGATCGCCGTTCTTAATGGAGACATTACTTCTTCAGCTTGTTTCATTGTTGGTGATGTTGTAATTTGATGGGTGGTTGAGGTATCGACATTTAAAAAGTATGATTGTATACATGAAGCATACATTGACTTAGCTGCACCTCTAGCCACAATCAAATATTGTTTTGTTGTTAAACGTTTTTTTACAGTTTTTAAAACAAAACCGCCTTTACCACTATTTGCTTTTGGGTCGTAGACGTTTCTGTCAACGAAATAATACCATCCAAAAATCTGTTCTGCCCATACTTTAAAAGTATCTAACAGGTGTAGATCGGTACCATCAGTTAATGTTAACTCTTTTTCGCAATAGTCTATGAAACCGTTTACAGCTTCATCATCATAATACATATCTGGATTTTCTATTAAAGAATCAATTCTATTCATCTCCATTGAGATTTCTTTATTAACTAAAGTTTTCCCAGAAATAACTGATTCTCTAAATTCTCCATAATAAATTGGAGTTTTTGTGTTGGATAGTACCAATTGATCCTCCTATTTACACTTTATTATTTAAGCTGTAACTTTATTCATTGCCGCTTTAATAGCAAGTCCAGTAGCGGCACTAGCAACAGCACTAATAGCAACGTTTCCGGCTTGTCCGAGTAATTTACTAGTTGCTTTTTTACCCTTATTACTAGTTTTTGTAGAGTTGTTCAATTCTATGTATTTTTTTTCAGTTTCTAAACGCTTAACTCTACGTTGAAGTTCTGCGTCAGATAATTTTGTCGGCGGCTTTTGATAGGTTGTTCTTTTTGCTGTTTTTTTAGACGCTTTACCAGAACTATGGGTGCCAGGGCTACGAACACCCCAACGCATACCTTTTTTGCCATAATGCGCTAAGTGATTTTCTAGGCTCATAGATTGGCTGACTGAATCAGACCTTTTTTCAATTTCTTCATTGATTAAATTTTTCATATATTGTTCACCTCGACTTCCTACTGCTAGCCATTTGACTTGCGCGATAACTCCCGCAATTCTAAAATCATTGTAATGTCTGGCATTCCATGCTTCTCTTAATTTTAAAGCATCAATTTCAATCTGCGAATTTGGAACGCCATTTCGTTTTGTTATTGGATATAGTTTACGGTATTGATCATTACCTCTAATGTTACCGCCAAGCTTCCAAATATCAGGATGCTCTGTGCGAATCATTTCAGCAAAGTCTGGATCAAACCGTTTCCACTTACTTGTTCTAAAGGATATAGTTTCTTCAGTAGCCATAACTAATCACAACAAACTTGTTTCGTACTCTTTTAAGGTCTTAAGACGCCATTCATATTCTTTGCTTTGTTCTTGGTATGCTGACAATAAGAATGACGTTGCCGGTGGGTCAAACAAAACTCGAACCTTCACATAAATATAGCTCTTAACCATACCAAGCATCGGCATAGATAGGTTTAATTCACTCCAAGTGTCAGTAGCGTCAGCTACAGAAAATCCAGCATTTGGTAATACGCCAATTTGCGACAGTGTTCCTAATGCGGAGTTTATACAGATCAAAATATCCAAATCAAATGGCGTATAGGCAGCGTCTAGTCCTAGGCTTTTTTTTGTACTCTTTAAAATACTTTCTTCCATGTTCTATATCTCCTTACCATAGTTTTGTATCTTGAGGCGTTCTTTCATTAAACTTAATATTTAATAAGCTAGCATCACCATAATGTATCGCGTTATGAGTCCTTTCGGTTACACAAATCAAATACTCTGGGTCAAATATCCAACTTTCTCCGTGAACTATGTCATCCGAAGTCATTGGGTTCATGTGATGGACAACTAGACCATGATTAATTTCATAGCCGTACATTCCTAAGTCACATGAGTTATCTCTAATTATAACAGTGCGTCGAGCTCTCTTCCATTCAGATGATTGGTAGAAATTTTGATTCAAATATCTATCAAATCCAAATGTGGATCGCCCAACGTCACCGTTTAATTTTAAATATTCAAATCTTTCCTCGAATGTTTCTAAGTCTAATAGTTCTGAAAACTTTCTAATCTTCATAATCAAACTCATCATCGTCGGTAGTTGAATATTTGCCCGAGTAATTGCGCATTGCATTAAGTGCTGCTTCGTAAAGCTCTTCAACTCGTTTCGACGATACCATTGCTTCCACTTTGGCTTTCAAAACTTCGTTTTCATTAGCTAAACGTTCTTGCTCTAGTCTTTCTCGCGTGGATCCAAGCTTCAAATAATGTGTAATTACTTGAGCAGCGGCGGTTCCATCTTGAATTTGCTTTTCAGCTAGGTCAATCGCAGAGGAAATTAACTGGTTTTCTCTAGCTTCTGGCGACGTTGCTGGACGCCTTTTTCTTTTACTAGTTGCCATTTAATCTCCTTTCTAAACTAGATGATTATTGAGTATTTTCTTTAGGTTCTTGTCCGGCTGACGCAATATAAGCTTCTAACATAGCAACTTTTTGAGCGTATTCCGAAACCTGTCGTAGTAATGATTCAATAACCTTATTTGCATCTAACTGTTGATCATTCATTTGTTCTCCAATAATTGTAATCGTTTGCGTAAATCTTTAACTTCTGCTACTAAAACTGATACGACTCCATGAAAAGACCATCCGACGGGTTTCAATGTTCCATCATCCATGCTTTCATATTGAGCTAAATGTCCAGTTCCAACCTGCGCTACTTCATCCGCAATAAATCCATACTCAAGATCTGCATCTTTCCAAGCAATAGAAATCTCATCGTCAGTATCTGTTATTTTTTCTTGGAATGTCACTGGATTTAATTGGTCTATTAGTAATCCGCTGTTGGATATAATTTCAATATTTCTTTTTACTTCACGCATTGACGTGAACGGAGCATAGTTACCATAAAGTGTTCCACGTAACAAATATTGGAAACCTGTTGTTGAAGCCGTACCAGTATCAACAGACCAAAGACCACCAGCAGCATAAAATATTTTGCTGTTATAAACGCGAACAAAGGTGGTGTCAACCATATATATACCACCACCATAGGATTGGTTATACCATCCTGTGTCACCCCATGATCTAAACCATCCATTTGCGTAAACTTGTCCTGCGCCGGTCATAGTTGAAGATGTGTCACCAATGTTGCCGCCGTTCAAAAACGTTGTTCCATAAAGCCAATTTGAACCCGTGGAATAAATACCCGATGGATGATAAGAAGCATTTCCTGTACCAGCAACGTTTGCGTTTCCTTGATATGAGTACGACTGCATTGTGCTAGAGATGTTAATCGCGGTGGGTAACTGGGCATTGGCAACTGTACCGGTTAGGCTGCCCGCTGGTAAAGATGTTAATGAGGCACCAGAACCGCTAAAAGTTGTGGCGCTCATTGTTCCTGTTACTGATACACTAGTAGCACCAACAACCATAGTATTGTTTGCCGTCGAAGCACTACCACCGCCGCCAATAACAACATTACCAGTAGCTGTTTCTGTTCTTAAATATAAGTTATAGTTAGGACCGTTGGCGGAACCAAATAACAGATAACCATACGCGCTTCTAATAGCTGTAAAATCACCATTTTGGTTCCAGTCGCCAATTGTTATTGCTGGGGAAGATGCGTTCGCACCGTTAACAGTCATTGATGTTACCGTACCAAAGCTGGTTAGCGATGATGTAACAATCGTTGCTGGTAGGGTTGTACCTGTAAGCAGTGATGCTGGAACAGCCCCAGCAGTTAATGTACCAATCGTTGTCAGCGATGATGTAATAATCGTTGCTGGTAGAGTTGTACCCGTCAACAGTGAAGCTGGAATAACTCCGGCTGTAAGCGTTCCTACACCAGTTAAACCAGTATATGAGCCACTAATACGAGCAGACGCAATAGTTCCACTCAACAATGTTGCCGGAATAGTTCCAGCAGTTAGTGTACCTACTGATGTAATATCACTAAGATTTCCGGTTGTAACTGCTGTTCCACTAGCATCAGGTAGTGTTATTGTTTTATTTGATGTCAAGGCTGCTGGAACTAAAGATACTCGTAATGATGTTAATCCACCGTTACGACCTAAAATAGTTACGCCGTCTTGAGTTGACGCGGAGTAGAAAGAAACTATTCCATTAATTGATTGAAATGTGTTAGCACCAGTAAAAGCATTGTTTGACGATGCTAATACTGGTGTAACCCATTGCGTATTATAGTTAGTGCTATTTATTTTGGATAGTACTTGGTTTGTTGTACCACCAACAGGAACTCCAGGACCAGTGGCTCCGGTTAGACCAGTTAGACCTGTATCGCCTTTTACGACGCCAACAATTTGTACCTTTTGAGTATTCGGCACCACAATAATTTTTTGCAGTCCAGATACAATATTTGCTTGTTGTGTCATGAGTTAAGGCCTTTCTGGAAACTCCACTTCATTTGCTGGTTCCCATGTTTTTGGGAAGTCACGTAATGCTTGGCGATACTCAGCCCATGCAGTTTTATCGGTTGGTGTGTCTGGGATCATAGCCCAGTCGGATTCAGCTAATAGAAAATCACGATGAAGTCGCATACGCTCAATTAACCATTCATCTGGTGCACTAACTTCTAGGTAATTGAGTAGGTTCATATTTATGCTGCTTTATAGAAGCAAGAGAATCTAAATGTGTCTCCCGCTGCCCAAGTAAATGGAACAGTCGATGTAGTTGCTGAGGTCCTTAAATAAGTTCCTGAAGCATTAGACACCCATAAACGCACTTGTGTAGCGCTATTACTAGCGACTATTCCTAAATACGGAGCTGCTCCACCAGCACCACTTGTCTGATATGTTGCCTCTCCTATAACAAAGTCTGCGCCATAAGTACCGGATGAAATCATATCAGCATGAATACTCACAGGTAATCCGCTTACTAGAATAGAAGATGTTACCACGGAAGTAGAACCAAAAGTAAAAGTAGCATACGCATGAACAAAGTTGTTTACACGAGCATAAAATGCTGACCAAGTACCATTACCAGGAGTCCAAGCTGCTCCGCCTGGTGTCCACGAAGTGTAATTACCTAAAACAGTGTTGCCAATACCAACTTTAGCTTCAAGCGCTTCTACAGCATCATTAATATTAGAATGCTGTTCTGAATGGGATGGTGATGTTTGTAGACTTGTAGCTAACGGATTGGTAAATGTATCTAGTAGAGTTGGAAAGTTAGTTGCCATTATCTTTGTCCTTTTTTATGTTTAAAGTGAATCGTGTTCGGCTACAATTGCCTTATGAGCAGATTCAATAACAGCAAGGTTATAATTAAACTGCTTTACCTGTGCTTCTTTTGATTCGCTTTCTGGCAAATTTTCTGAGACAAGTAAAGCAGTTTCATTATTCAAATATTCTTGCTCTAATTGATTAATTCTTGCGGCCAATGCTTGTTTTCTACCTTCAATAGGGTCAAGTGTTCGAAATTCCATTTTCTTTTTCCTTTTTCATATAATTAATGTAGTTTTTATTAGCTAATTTATCGCATGCGCCTTTTGGCTTACGTTTTTTTAAAAAATTTAGTCGAATTATCATGACTGCATTGTCTGCCAGTTAGCGCCATCAGATACTAATCTTACCCAAGCACCAACTGTTGCTGGAAGTATTGCTGCTGCAGCAGTGGTTCCTGTAATGGGAACAATATTTGCTGATGCCGAAACAACAGTAAAGGCTGCTACGTTCTTAATAGTAATCTCGCGACCAACTTGAGAACTTGCTGCCGGTAAGGTTACTGTGATACTTGCCGTACCGTTACAGATGATCCAGTTTTCTGTGTCAGCCAAAGTGAACGACGCAGTTTTTGTAACTGGCGCACCACGACTAAAGGAGCCGACAACATGAAGTTTGGATGTTGGTACAGTTATACCGATACCTGTGTTCCCTGCCAAATAGTTTTGTGCAGTTCCATCCATGAACAAGTTCCAACGAGATCCACCTATAGGAATCTGTCCTCGGAATCCAATATTAGTTGTTGCACCAATAAAACTGGAGTCAACATAATACCCATATTGCGCTGCAACTGTCGTGTTGGTAAATGTACCTTGACCTATATAGTTATGATATAAGTTAGCGAGTGGAGTTCCTGCCGTAGAGGCTGTTGCACCAATTCCAGATAAGGATCCATAAGCAGCTGTAATACCACTGAAGTTAGCATCAACTGTTGATGTAAGGTAATATGCAATCGGAATAGTAGAACCGGTAATTGACTTGTTGATGCGAATAATTGCTGAAGCACTAGTAACACTACCGATACCGACGTTTCCTGTCGATCCGACACCAAATACTTGTGCATCTGCGCTATCTAAAGCCGATATAATTAGGCCTGATTGTGAGGCAGCATTTTTTAACAACAATGTAGCGTTTCCTGCCGTATCGTTTTGTACACGAAGCATCGTTCCGCCAGTACTAGTACCAATACCAACATTGCCAGTAGAACTAATATGTACACGGGTAACGCCATTAGTGTTTAACAAAAGATTCGATGCGCCTTGCGACCCAATAAATGGAGTGTTACCAGTAACAGATCCAACTAATAAGCTGTTTGTTCCACCAGAGGTTCCAAACTCAGCCGCAACGTTTGCCTGGGTGTCAATAGTGGTCGATCCGTTAACTTCTAATCTAGCAGCTGGGGCAGTGGTACCAATACCAACGTTGCCGACAGCGTTAATTCGCATACGTTCTGACGGGCTTATTGTACCCGTAGTAGTAGTCGAAAACGCAATAAGCCCAGGCATAGAGTTAAGACCTGGCGTACCGTCAACATTAACGCTAATACGTGCGGCTTCACCAAATTTTTCACCATCAGAGCCACCAAAAACCATAGCAGATAATCCATCACCAGCTTGAACAATGGTCATATCTCCAATTGTTGCACCTCTAGACTTACTATAAACCGTATAAACACCGTTATTACCATTATTCCAAGTATACGCTCCTAGGCCAGCACTAAAGAGATCAAAAGTATGAGCTAGAATTTTAGGGTTTGAGTTGAATCCGGTACCCGTATAGAAGTATGTTCCATAACTAGTACCGCCGCCAAGACGGAGATTACCAGCGGAACTAATAACAAAAGGAGTTGTATCGCTTGCTTCATCCTCAATGACAAAAGCATTACCAGTACCAGTTTGTGTAATCTTAAATAGATCAGTACTTGTTGAGCCACTAAAAATAGCAGTACCAGCAAGGGTCATACCGCTACTACTAACAGCCATAGTATTAGTATTATTGCCGCCAATATAAACCCCACCGACACTATTATTTGAACGCAAGTAGATGTTAAAGTTATCAAGTGCATTTTTACCAAGTAGGAGATAACCCATATTTCCTTCAATGGCTGAGTGAGTCGGAGTATTTGACCAGTCTCCAAAACTTAGTGAACTTGAGTTTGGTCCATCAACAACCATGGTCGTTGCATTAATGTTACGCACACGATAATCGAGACTTGTCGTTACATTCGAGTTCGTAATACCAACTTTTGCCTCTAGGGCTT